GTCCAATTTGCCACTTATCAATATCAAAAAATAATTGTACCTCCTGTATAGCTTTTAGAACTACCTCTTCTTTATTGTATCCTACTTTAGTCAATAAATCAAAAACAACTCCTATATTTATTACAAAAGCATCTTTTATGTTTATAGCATCGGTTACCATTCTAAATTGAGTTAGATAGATTTGGATGTTCTCTTTAACTGCTTGATTAAGAACTGCTAATCTTTTAGAAGAGTCGAATCCCAAAACATATAAGTTAAGAGCTAATGGATTTTCAATTGTATTAGTATCATCTTGATTTACAGAATTGTTAGCATCTAACTGTGAGTCTTGTACAATGTAAACTTTAGCAACATTACCATATTTTTGTGGTAGAGCATACACTCTTGTAATATAATCTTCTTTTGTGACTGCTCTTTGTTGTGCTTGAAAATAAGCTAATGTATTGTTTTTAACTTCAATAACACTTTCAGCTCCTCTACCACCACCAGCAGGTAAAGGATTATTTACAGCAACTGAATTTCTAGTAGAACTTACTAAAGTTGCTGATAATCCTGTTTCATCCAAAACAACTCTTGAGGATTGTATTGCTCTAATGCTGTTTGATACAACATTGTGGTCTACTCCACCCCCATGTCTGTATGTGATTGTTAATTGGGTATTAGATGGTGCTTGTCCGTATGCTTTAGTAGAAAGAAAATTAGAGGGATCAAGAGCTTGTCCTAACTTAGATGGGGAACCTGGAAGAGAAGAGCCCACCTCATCAGGATTTGGAACTATCTCCTCATCAGGACTATCTGATGTACCTGCACCAAATCTTAATTCTGTTCTACCATCTTCTCTAATAAATGTTGTAAATCTTCTTGTTGTTTTCAATAATTTCAATAGATACGGAGCTTGGTCAGCGTAAGTGAAAAGTTGGTCATCATTTCTAACTGTATTGTCCATATCTGTAAATACGGTATCTTGTGCTAGAAAAGGAACTTCATACCAACTGTTACCATCGCTATCTGTACAAGAAATAATTTCAGTAACATTCGAATTAGATAAAGCTATTCTTTTATACTTTTCTGCGGTATTGAATGTGAAAAAATCTGTAGTTATTTCCCCACTAACAACCCTAACAGATTTTTTAAGTAGGTATGTTACAGGAACAACATTTGATTCATATATTGTAGTATCCTTTGGTTCGTAAACACTTTCAAAGCTAAAATTACAATCCTCTTGTGAGGTAAAAACTATTCCTGTTTCTGATGTTACTTCCATACCTTCTTTGATGGTTATAGCGTAATCTAAATCAGGTGATGTAACAGTATCAGCTCCTGTTCCGCTTACCGATGCTGGAACAGTTTGATATACATCCATTGTTGCTGTCGATGGTGTGGCTAATTTAGGTTTGTAACCCAAAGATTGTGCCATATTATATACTGTTCTTTTCTCTTCAGCAAAAGCCAATAGACTTTCTTTGAACTGATTATCTACATAGTAAGAAAGAACATCACCTACATACGATGCCATTTCTATGAACATCATACCAGGAGAAGATTCGTTAAAATCATTGTACTCTCTTGGAAAATATATTTTAGTAAATTCAATTAAATTGTCTTTAAAAGATTTAAAATCTTTATTTAAATATCTAACTTCCTTTACCGATTTTTTAGGTGTAGAATAAGGCATTTTCTATCTCCATTTATTCTTAATTATTAGAATAACTTTTTGTATCAATTGTTAATTTTTCAACATTGGTTGAATCTGTGTTTAAGGAAAAATGTAATTCAATACCAACCAAATTTTTAGTATTTTCAGAAAAGTTAATATCAAGCTTTACAATGCTAACAAAAGGTAAAAATTGACTTACGGAAGAACGAATTGATTCTTCTATTTTGCTTTCCACATCTTCCTCTTGTTCGAACAAAACATTGATTAAGTCCGATCCAAATTGTGGATTTCCAAGTCTCTCACCCTTTTTTGTTAACAAAAGGTTCTTAATATTGTATTTAGATTGTTCTACTGAAGTTTTTGTTCTATTAAAAAAACCATCACGATTGTGGTCTAGTGGCAGTTTCAACCCTATGTAAACATCTTCATCTAAATCATTTTCTATTACACTCATTACTTATTGTCTCTCTTTTTTAAAGCGTCCATTACACCTCTGTAATCTTTTGTTAAGTCACCCATTACATCCTGCACTGCTTTATTTGATGTATCTGCACCGGCTGCTTGTGCTGTCTGTATAGCTCCAGCCTTTCTTTGACTTTCCGCACTACCCATAACATTTCCATATCCCATCACACTAGCCATTTCTGAACTATTGAATGTTTTATTACCCATAGTTGGATACTCATCCGTTTCACCAGCATTAGCTGTTTCATTTAGAATATCATTTAACACAGGATTTTTTGTATATGTAACTTTTTGTTTAGGTTTGGGTTTTCTTTCAGGAAGAACCTCTACAACATTATCTTCTACTAAGGTAGCTTGTTGAGCCATAGACTTCATTCCTTCCTTAATAAATATCTGTTTAACTTCTTTTTGTACTTCTTGTCTAACTATTTCTTTAATTAAACTAACTAATTTTGATGTTTTAGCCATAACTAACTCCTTACTGTTTTATATAAATATACTAAGATAACATTTCTCTTCTTTCTTTCCTAATTCTTTTACCCTCTTTTACCTCTACGCTTAAATCTTCTAATTTTGATTTTGTTCTATCTATAAAATCTTCTAAATTTTCTAAAATTTTTGGAGCTACATTTAATTCCTTTGTAACATCGTCAAGCTCTTTTCCAACTTTGCTAATTATTCCTTTCTGAACAAATGCGGAAGCAGCGGCTGCTGGATTTAATGATGAAGCTATAGTAGAAGCTTTTTCTGCTATTTCAGCAGCTTTTTTAGCTATGTCTATAGACTTACGCGCAGCGTCTGCGTTTTTTATTGTTTCATCTACCACTTCTTTAGATTTTTCAAAATTAGATATTAATTTATCAACTTCTTCAATTTCCTTTCCAACATTTTCGTTACCTGAACGGACTTGTTGTATTAAGGAATCAACTTTACTATTTACGTCTTCACGCTTTTTATCAATCTCTGTTTGTATAAGTTTTCTCAATGCATCAGATGTTTTACTCATTCATAGTCTCCTTGTATTTGTGTGTAAGAAATTTTTAATAATCAGTTGCTGAGGGCGATTGTGAACCAAAATTGGCGCCATCTGCTTCAGAATTAATTTCTTCAACATCATTACTTACTGAAATGCTTTTGTCATTAGCTATTCTAACTTTGCCACTTAAAATAGATGATATTTTTGGCTCTAATTTTTCCATCTCTGTTTTAAACTCTGAAGCTGCTTTTGATATCTGTGATGGTCCGACATCATTAGAATTTAATTTATTAGCAAATTCTTTGAGAATAGAAAATAGAGGAACAATCAATTCTGTCAATTCTTTCCCTTTAACTGCAGGATTTTGACTATCAGAATCTCCTAAATTTATAGTACCATTACCTTCAACTTCAATATTGACAGAAGTTCTTGAGCTTAGGTTTATATTTCTGTTTGCTAACATATGAATATCACCATTTGATTTATTTATAGTACCATCACCCTTAGCATTAAAAACTAGCTTATCAGAATTTATAGTAACCATATTTCCATTCATTATATTGCCTATATTTGGAGGCCATGTTTTTGATGGAGCAGCTGGGGATAAAACTTCTCCTGGTTTTTGAGTTAATCCTGAGGTAATAAAAATTGAAGAGCCATCATCGTTGATGCTTTGAAAATGTGGAAAATTATCATTATCTTTTTTATTTTCATCCAAAAATTGTTTATTTGTTATTTTAATATCAGGATTTATAAATAGTTTATCACTACCAAATTTTATTGCTTGTCCAAATCTACCATTTAAAACTATATCTCCTTGTTCTCCTAATATTCCTCTATTATATTTAGTGCGTTGTTCTAATACTTCACCTTCTCCGGCTTCTCCTGCTGCTCTGTTTATATTTACACTATTTCTTAAATTTAAAGGAAAATAGTAATAGTATTGTCCACCGTGTTTAGCAACATTAACCACTTCTCCTTTTGTCGGGTATACTGTTATATGAGAAGAAAGAGGTTTGATATATTCGGCAATCTCATCTCCTTTATTTTGACTATAAATAAATGTAGCTTTTATAGTTCCAAAGTAAGAATAGTCTATTACATTTTCATTGTTAGAGTCATCTACAGTTGGAAAATCAGCATCATTAGGATTGACATAAACTTTCGTTACTATTGCTGGTTCCAATTCATAAAATTCTGAAAGTTGGTCTACATTGTCATTTATTATATTATATACATCATTGTAGTTTGTATAACCAGTTTTGTCTACACGCCTATTTAGAATGGTTTTTGCTTTTCTATATGCCATTAATTCTCAATCCTTTTAATGTCATCTTCTATCTCATCCGAATGGCTCTGTAAATCAGTAGCCGCATCTTCTATCGCACCCAATAACT